AGGTGCTTATGATTCCCTCGAACCACTTCTTTCCCAGGAACTCAAAGTCTCTCAAAGTTCCGAGAACGTCGTTGATCTTGTTGAAGGGAATTGCAATGATCTTGTTAATTCCGCGAATTATCGCATTGACCACGCTCTTGAATGCATTCGTGATGCCTTCCTTGATTCCGTCGAAGATCTGACCGCCGGTCGAGAAGACATCCTTCACTCGCTGCCATGCCGCACTGAATTTCTCATGAAACCAGTCGGCGACGTGCGCGAACGTTTCTGTGATTCCGTTCCAGGCATCGGACGCACCCTTTTTGATGTTGCTCCACATGTTGCTGAAGAAATCCTGAACCGGCTTGACTACAGTATTGTTGAACCATGCAGAAACGACTGACCAGATTGCCTTTATTCCGAGCCATGCACTCTCGAAGTCACCAGTGAGAACGCTCTTGACAACCGAGAACACTGCCTTGATTGCATCCCATACGCCCTTGAAATACTTTGCGACCTTATCCCATACTTTTTTGATATTGTCCCACGCTGTTTTGAACGCGAACTGAAGAAATTCAATGACAACAGAAGCAGACTGTTTGATTGCGTCCCACAATCCTATCCAGAAGTTTCTGAAAGCCTCGGACTTATTCCAAAGTACCATGAATGCTGCAACAAGTGCTGTGATTGCAAGAATAACTATTCCTATCGGGTTCGCTGCCATTACTGCATTAAGTGCGGCCTGAGCAGTTGTTACTGCGTACTGAGCAACAGTGAGTCCTTTTTCAGCTGCCGCCGCGGCAATTGCTGCGACTTTGTTCGCAACAAGCTGAGCAGTGAAAGCTGTGAGAAGTCCTGTTGCTGTTGTGATAACAACGTTGAGATTCTTGCTGATCCATTCAACCACGCCCTTGACACTATCAATTAAATCGTTGAGTGTGTCAACTCCTTTTCTGAGCGATGGTTCAAACTTCTCGTAAATCGTCAGCTGAAGACTTTCGAGATTCGACTTCATGAGTGTGACGTCACCGCCGAGATTGTCCGACATGGTCTGAGCCATATCAGAAGCCGCTCCGTCAGCTTCATTAATTGCGTTCGTGAGTTTTGCATAGTCTTCATCCGAAGCGTTTACAATTGCAAGCATACCGGACACGGCATTGGTGCCAAAGATCGCAGACGCTGCGGAAGCCTGTTCAGCTTCACTAAGTCCGCCGAGCTTGTCACGAAGGAATGCAACTGTTTCGCCCAGTGACTTCATTGAGCCGTCTTCGTTCTGTATAGCTAAGTTATAGCCGTAAATGGTTTGTGTGACACCCTTCTGAAGAACGTCAAGCTTTTCATTCGCCATTCTTGCCTTTTCATTAGCAATGTTAAGTGACATTGCGGCAATTTCAGCTTCTTCGGATTCTTCACCGTACTTCTGAACCGCTGTATTATAAGCACGCTGCGCCTTCGTTGCTGAAAGCGAAGCCTGTTCAACTGCGATCATCTGCTTGTCGATTTCGACCTGGTTAAATGTATCGATCGTTTCTTCTGTATAGAATCCGAGATCCTGCATCTGTGTTGCAGCACTGTCGGAAGGAGCAACGAGATTCAGAAGGCCTTTTCTCAGTGCAGTACCGCTCTGACTTGCCTTAATACCGGCATTCGCCATAAGTCCGATTGCAACAGAAGCATCTTCAACGCTGTATCCGAGCGTTCCGCATACCGGAGCAACATATTTGAACGTTTCGCCCATCATGCTGACGTTTGTATTCGCGTTACTTGATGCCGCCGCCATGACATCGGCAAAGTGACCGCTGTCTGATGCCCTAAGTCCGAACGCTGTCAGTGCGTCGGTTACGATATCCGAAGTTGTTGCAAGATCTTCACCGGATGCCGCCGCGAGATTCAGGACACCTTCAAGACCGTCAACCATATCGTTTGTTTTCCAGCCGGCCATTGCCATGTAATTCATTGCGTCTGCTGCTTCACTTGCTGAGAACACCGTCGAACTTCCCATTTCTTTCGCTTTATCTCTCAGCGTCTGCAGTTCGTCGCCTGTTGCACCGGAAACCGCCGCCACCTTCGACATTGAAGAGTCGAAAGCCTTGCCGACTTCCACTGACTGAACGATAAGATCTTTCAGCTTGTTGATCACGTTCGTGATAACATTCGTCGCAAGATTACCCAGAGCAACCGCGAAAGCGTCAACACCTTTGGTGTTCCCTGCAGTGCTGTCCGTTTCCTGCAGATTCTCGTTCATGTCGTCAGTCGCTTCTGCAGTCTGTTCTTCCTGCTTCTGCAGTTCGTCAAGAGCCTGCTCGAACTTGCCGAGCTGTGACTCAGCATTTTTTACATTTGTATCCTGATTAAGAATCTTGAGTGCAAGATCTTCGGCGGCTTTCGTGTTGCGTTCCTGAGCCTTCTGAGCCTCGTCAAGCTGTTTTGCATACTTTTTCGCCTCTTCCGACTCTGCGCCATAAGCCTTGACAGCTTCTTCATGCTTCTTTGAAAGATCGCTGATGATTTTCTGCCCGTCTTCCTGAGCTGCATTCACTCTTGCAAGCTGTTCTTTGAGAAGATCAAGCTTTTTCTTCTCCGCTTCGATAATGCTTTCCTGCTGCTTTATCTTTGCGGATAATCCATCGGCACTCTTGCCCCAGTCGTCCATCCCGGCTGTTGCATTGCGAAATTCGGCGTTCGCAAGCTTTATCTGCTTGTTGGCTTCTTCTATGCCCTTCTTCAGATCAGATACGTCGATTCTGAATTTCGCAGTGTAATTCTCGTTGCTGGCCATATCTCCTTCACCTTCTTAATACCAGTCATCGTTGTTTGCTTCCCTTCTTATCACCTTTTGGCCGCCTTTTGTCGTGAATTCCTGTTCACGGTTTGTTTTGCCGCTTCTGTGATTCTTCTCGATCTGTCGAATGAAGATCAGAATCACATCATGGAATCTTTCCCGGCGGACTGCAAAGGGATTCAAAGAAGGGAATCTGTCACAAAGATTGATGTTCATATCATATAAAACATCGTATAAATTTATATCATCGGGCGAAACTAATTCGCCCTCCGTCAGTTTCCCAGTTTACTGAGCATTCCGAGTTCATCAACTGCATACTTATAAAGACCTTTGAAAATCTCAACAAGATTCGACATCTTGACGGTTCGGATCTCTTCGTCTGTGACACCCTCGAATAAGTCTTTCAGAAACGGTTTCAACACTGTAGCTGATTTCATTATCATGACACCGATGGCCATCTTGTCATCCATCTTGTCAAAATCAAGAACTTTCATGACGTCCTCAACTACTCCGAAAGTAAAATCGATCGTGTCTGTTGTGTAAGTCTTGGCGTTTTCTTTGCCTTCATTAACTCTTAATTTAAATTCCATATATTTTTCCCTCATAATTTCAAAACAAGCCTGCAGATCTTACTGCCTGCAGGCTGTTTCGTTCACTTTTTCTGCTTTTTATTCTTCGGCTTGCTTTCCTCTTCCTGTTTTAAAGGTTTCGGATCTTCAAAGAATTCTATGACCGGCTTTCCGACTTTGTTCTCAGAACCGGACAGTTCTTTGATACGCTCATCGGAAGGATTCAACCCCTTGCGGGGATAAATCATGCCGACATCATAGATATACTTTTCATCCTCAAGGTCTGCGAACCGTTCAACTGCACGATACATAGTGCATTAAGCTCCGGCTGTAACTGTAACAGCGCATGAAGCTGAATAATTGCCTGATGTTGCTGTGATAACTGCTGTTCCGACAGCGACTGCAGTGATAACACCGCCGTCAACTGTAGCAACTGCTGAATTGCTTGTGCTCCATACGACATGCTGTCCGCTTGGAGTTGTTGTTGCTGTGATTGTTGCAGTATTATCCTTCACGATCTCTTCGCTGTTGCTTGAGAGTGTGATTGCTGTTGTTGTAGCCTTTGCAAGTGTTGCAAGGTTGTCCGGTGTAACTACCTGATCGAAGAACTTCGATACATCAGCAAGACCGTCACGTTCATCAATAACAATTGCCTTTGCATGACCCTTGATGCTTCCGGCCTGGAAGTTGTACATTGTCTTGTTACCAGTGAAGACAACTGACTGGTTATTTGTGTCGATGTTGTTTGATTCAGTTGTTGAATCTTCATCAGGAACGTTCGAGAATACGCCCTTTAATCTCCATACATATCTAAATGAACCGTCAGTGAGCTTGAGACGATAACCGATCGCATAACTCTTTTCGACGCCTTCATCGTCTACATACGCGCCTGTCTGAGGATCGAGTGACTTGCCTGTTACCTTGGCAAGCTGATCAAGATTCAGAGCAGGGACTGTGAGTGTAACTTCGTCAGAGCCTTCTGCCTTGATAACGATCGCGCCGACATTATCGTAGAAGTGAGTTTCTGAACTGTTTTCTGTGGTCTTGGCGATCTCAGCTACCGGAGCAAGAGAAGTGATGGTACCGACAGTGTAACCTGTGGCATCGTCCTTTGTTACTTCGGCAACAACGAGATTATCGCAACCGCGGAATTCTACTATTTTAGCCATTTTCTGTGACCTCCTTGTATTTTTCTATGCCGTAAACCTCAAAGAACGCTCCGGTGTGAGTCGGAACATCTACTGAGATATCGTGCGGCTTTCCGTCCGGCACCCAGCCGTTTGATTTGAGAAGCTTTCGTGCAGCTTCTGTCTTCTCTTCAACTAACTGTGGATTAGTCGAATAGAAGTACACCCAGAATCCCCAGACTGCCATGTGAGCTTCATCGTCATAGAATTCGCCCTCAGGAGTCTCGAAATTCCAAAATGTGAAGAAGCTGTCCGGGTAAGCTTCGTCAGTGTCGAGTGATCCCTGAAGGAACACTGGATATCCGAAGGTATTCAGTGCAGTTATTAATTCAGCTTTCATCTCATCACCTTACTAACTATCGAAAGAAATGCTTCTTCCTGTATTTTTTTCACTTGATTCTTTACTCTTGAGCCGTAAACTGCATTGTACAGCTTTTTGTCCGGTTTAACATGCGGTTGACCGTGAACTTTCGTTCCGTACATCAAAAACAGCGAAGGAAGACCACCGTCACTCAGGTTAAAACCAACCTGAACCGAAGCGTTTGAACCGAACCATTCGACCTGATTCGGGTGAGTGTCAAGCGACTTCTCAACCGTTCCGGTCTTTTTATGCGGTGCAATTGCCGCTTTGAGTTGACTGTCTACATATGAAGCTGATGTTTTAAGAGCATTATCGACAGCCGTTTTCAGCGTGTTTCCACCGGCTTTATCCAGCTGTGTTTTTAACGTCTCAAACATCGGAAAATCAAGCGTAAGCTTGTTCTTCGTTGCCATATCAGACACCGCCTTTTGCACGCTGCACTTTGAATTGCAGAAATATATTCCGCTCTTCAATGTTTTCCGGCTCAGAGACAACTTCATAAATGCGCCCGTCGGCAAGCTTCAGTCGTGAGCCGCTCGTGATGTCTGATCTGTACCAGGTTGTCACGATCGCAGTGTCGAGAATTGACACAACTCCGTTCACTGTCGATTCAGTGCCGCCGCGACTTTTCCAGTTCGCGAAGATTGTCTCTCCGCTCACTGCATACGTCTTGGTTCGGACACCGTTGTATGTCGTAATAGTTGGCGAACTGAAAAGTTCAACTGCAGTCCTGAGCTCATATGTGTCTTTCGGTGTGTACATGCCATCACCTCGACTTCAATGCTAACTGACTAACTCTGTCATAGAAGTAAGGACTCAGCTTCGCAGCTCCTGACTGGTTGTTCCAGAGATCATTCACTCCACGAGCAACCACACC